TCGTCATGCACGATGACGCCGTCATCGTCGGCAGGCAGGAACCTTCCGCAGATGACGCACCAATACCCGTTCTGATCTTCATTCATACGATGGCCCTCGCTCGCTTGGCCAACAGCTCCCTGGCCACGAAGTCCAGCGCACGCTCCAGCTGGTGCACCGTGCAGGCGTCCAGCTGCGCGTCATGGATCTCCATGCCCAGGTTCATGGCCGTCAGCTCGGGCCCGGTGAACAGGAAGCGGCTGCGCTCCAGGCCGCGCTTGGCCATGGCCAGGATGGCGTCCTGGGCGGTAGTGATTTCGGTGCGGTACTCGTGGCCCAGCTCGGCGGCAATGGCCAGGGCCTCGGTCACGTTCATGGCCGCGATCAGGATGTCGATGTCATCCCGGCTGCCGGTGCCGGCCACCATGCTGGCCATGGCCTGGTGGTTCTTGATCTTCAGGGTCACGGCGTGCGGCGTGTGCTGCACCAGCCTGAACCCGCCCAGCACATGGCTGACGGTGTCCTGGATCACGCCCTTGGGGCGGTACTTGCTGCGCTTACGCATCCTCATCGTCTCCCATCAGGCCGACGATGGCGATGGCGATCAGCAGCAGCGGCAGCGACAGGGCCAGCCCCAGGGCAAGAGCGCAGGCCCAGATCATTTGCAGCCCCCCAGCAGCGAGAACCCGGCATTGATGGCGTGCGTGCCCAGCCAGATGGCCGCGCCCGTGGCGGCCACCGTGATCACGAAGGCGAGCAGCTTCTCCCAGAAGGTCGGTTCGTCATCCTGGTTCATGCCTGCCCCCTTGCACGGATGGCGGTGGCACAGGCTTCTGGGATTGTTCTGCCGCTCAGTTCGCCATAATTGTCGGCGGCGATGTCCTCGCACACTTTTGCACACGCCTCGCGCTCGGCCGTCAGCAAGTCAACCGCACGATCACGCTCCTCAGACAATTCCTTCATCACCTCAATGACGGCCTGCTCGTGCTTGAGCAAGATGGCGCGTATCATCTCCATCGGCGTTTCAATCATGGCAACCGCTGCGGCTTTGACTTTCTCATCGTCTGTCTTTGCCTTGGCGACAGCCTCTGCGTGTAGTTTGCTCAACGGCTTCATGATGCGTACCCATCCGTAATGACTTTGTTCTTCGCCTCCTCTAGCGCACCGATCAGCATGAGCCGGTCTGGCACTGTCGATGTTTTGATCTTGAACTGGCCCCGGTCTTTCCAGAAGCACAGCACGATCACACTGTCTGGCTGCTCATCGGCAGCCTCGTTCAGCACCGCTTTGGCTTGAACCTTGTGGTGGTCAGGGATGGTCAGGGTTTTGAGTTTGCTCATGCTTGTCCCCTTGCGCGGATGGCGGCGGCGCACTGCAAAGCAGTAAGGTCAGCACGGCCCGGATGCGCCAGCGACAGATCGTCAATGACCTTCGCACACGCCTCGCGCTCGGCTTCCTGCCCGGCCTTGTAGGCCACGCGCACGCACTCCAGCAGCTCGCGCACCACATCGGGCGTGACGGGCACGATGGCCCCAGGCTGCAGCCATTCAGATGGGATGGGTTTCATTCGATCAGCTCCTTCACTGTCACCACCAGCCTAGGCTCCAGGCTGTACTGCTTCTGCACCAGCAGGCGCACCACCTGGGTGTCATCCACGTAGGCCACCCCATTGAGCGCGTCCAGCACGCCCTTGGCCACGTTGTCTAGGTCTGGCTTGCCAGGGATCTCCAGCGCGTCCAGGGCACGCGCTCGCTTGGCCTGCGTCCAGCTCTTGGGCACGCCCTTGTAGACATCCACCCGGACGTAGCAGGGCAGGGCGGTCAGCTCATAGGGCAGGTGCCGCATGGCCTCGGCAGCGGTGCGGGCGATCAGCTGCTCATAGGCCACGGTCTTGGCCGGCGTGTAGGTGCGCCCGTTGCCAAAGCGTGGCCGGCCCTTGCCCTGCGGCTCGCCAGGCACAATGAACTGCAGCTGCATCACAGCAGGCCAGCCTTTCGCAGCGCCTCTAGGAACTGCTCATAGCGCTCGGCCTGGTCAGGCCGGGGCTGTTGGTCGGTGACCGACAGCGCCAGCTGGATCACCTCGACAGGCAGGTGCTGGCCCTCGCGGGCCATGTCCAGAACCTTGATGGCCTCCTGCTGCGTCATCTTGCCCCCTGCAGCAAGCGATCCAGGCGCTGGCTCACATCGGCATACCGGTCACGCAGCTGCTGCCGCACAGCCTCATCCACGATGCTGGCCAGGCTGCGGCGCTGGTCTTCCGCTGCACGGTCAAGCAGGGCGCGAGTGTCGGGCCGCAGCCTAACCACCAGCGGCTTGTTGGGTGAGGGTTTCATGGCATTCCTGTATTCACGGTGACGGCGCGGATCATACTCCTGCCTGCCGAGGCCCCTGATCAGGCACTAGGGTAACCACCTAGAAAATAGTTGCCCGATTGGGTTGTGGACACCCTGCCGGGTTCTGCTATGATTCGCTTCAACGATGTCGCGGTGACATCGTGAACCACCGAGATACAGGAGTTCAGAGATGACCAAGCAAGAAGCCATCGCCCGTGCAGAGGCAGCTCGCCACGCTGCCAAGCTCGCACTGACCCGCCACGCGCTGTACGCCACCACCTTTGGCGGCAATGACAAGCTCACGCAAGCAGCCCTGCTGGAGCATGACGTTGCAATTGAGGCGCACAACAAGTGGATGGACGTTGCCTACCTCCACCCCAGCACCCGCCGCAGCCTGATCCGCACGCAGTCCCTGCCTGCCTTCATGTTCGGCTACAGCTTGGGAGCCTGATCATGACCCCGCACACCGGCAAGTTCGTCGCCTACTACCGCGTCAGCACCGACAAGCAGGGCCAGAGCGGCCTGGGCCTGGATGCCCAGCGCGAGGCCGTTGCCCGCCACATCGGCCAGGCCGAGCTGGTGGCCGAGTTCACCGAGGTGGAGTCTGGCCGCAAGAATGACCGCGAGCAGCTGGCTCACGCCCTGAGCCTGGCCAAGCGTACAAAGGCCACCCTGGTGATCGCCAAGCTCGACCGCCTGGCCCGTAACGTCCACTTCATCAGCGGCCTGCTGGAAAGCTCTGTCCCCTTTGTCTGCGCCGATATGCCCGAGGCTGACCGCACCTTCTTGCAGATGATGGCCGTGTTCGCTGAGTGGGAGGCCCGCAAGATCTCCGAGCGCACCAAGGCCGCCCTGGCCCAGGTCAAGGCGCAGGGCCGCCAGCTGGGCTGCCCTACTCCCGAGGTCGGCAGCGCCTTGGGCATCGCCAAGATCCAGGCCAAGGCCGACCGTTACGCCGAGCGCGTTGGCCCCCTGGTGCAGGACATCGTCCGCAAGTCGGGTGCCTGCACCCTGCGCGACATTGCTGCGGCTCTGACCGCCCGCGGCGTCGAGACACCCCGCGGCAACATCAACTGGAACCCGAGCCAGGTGTCCAACCTGCTCAAACGCATCAGCAACTGAAGGAGAAAACCATGGAAAAGAAGATCCCCTACAACACCGGCAAAGTGATGATCGGCTCCAACTACCAGCCCCCCAGGCGCGTGAACCTGAGCGCCACCGAGGAGCGCCTGCAGTCGGCGCTGCTGGGTGACAAGCGATCGGTAGGCGAGCAGACCGAGTGGCTGTTCCTGCGCTGCTTGTACGTCATCGCTGCAGTGGCCCTGGCCATCATCTGGGTGACCAAGTGATGCAGCCGCAAGACATCGGTGCGGCAATCCGTGACGCCCAGCTCAACCTGTTCCAGGCTAGGGACGCCGTATTCCTAGCCCGCTGCCGGCTGCTGGCCGCCGAGGTCTGCCGCAAGCAGGGCACCGTCAGCATCAACGACATCCGCGCCGGCATCGAGCTGCCCGCGCAGATGCACCCGTCCGTCTTGGGCGCGGTGTTCAAGACCAAGCAGTTCAAGGCCGTCGGTTTCACCGAGGCCACCCATCCCCAGGCGCACGCCCGTGTCGTCCGGGTCTATCAGCTGACCAACCAAGGAGAAACCAATGGTCAATAAAGTCACCCCCGACACGATGCTGTCGGCCAGCCGCCTGCCAGGCATCATGGGCATCAGCCGCTACCAGACCCCCAACGATGAGCTGGAATACAGCATCCGCGCCCTCAAGGGCGAGGAGCGCCGGGACATCGGCAATGAGGCCATGGCCTGGGGCAACATCATGGAGCCGCTGATCCTGGAGGACGCGGCCCGCCGGCTGGAGCTGACCGACATGGTCACCGATCACCCGGTCGCCCGGTATCACGAAAGCCTGCCCCTGTGCTGCAGCCTGGACGGCACGGCAGACGGGCGTGGCCAGGTCATCAGCACCGACCCGGCTGCCGGCGTGTACGTCATCGGCCAGGACAGCATCACACTGGACGGCGTCGGGGTGCTTGAGGCCAAGCTGACGGCCATGCCGCCCGATGATGTGCCGCCCTTGTGGCGCGGCCCCATCCAGCTGCAGGCCCAGATGGACATCGTGCAGGCCAAGTGGGGTGCGGTCTGCACCCTGTACCGGGGCACCGAGCTGCGCGTATTCGTGTTCGCTCCCCACCAGGCAACGGTCAAAAAAATTGCAGAGGTGGCCATCGACTTCCAGCGCCGGCTGGATGAATGGAAAACGACAGGCCTGGTGGACTACTACCCGCCGGCAGAGGGCGAGCAATGGCCAGACCTACGCGGGCCGT